CCGCAGAAAGGACCAGGCGTGGAAATTTCTCTCGGTGGTACCGTTCCTGTTTCTGGTGACGTTTCTTTTTATAGACAGGTCGGTTCTTTTCATGCAGACAATGATATTACGAGTGTTAGTAATTGGTCTGATAAAGTTCTTTTTAAAGAAACCGTTCCTTTTACCATTGGCACTAAGGATTCCCGTTGGAAAGGCTCTGACTCTATTCCTTTTCAAGGATCTTTTGCCGTTTCGGATCCTCATCCGGATCAAATTTCTTTCTTCGCGGGTAAGTATGGTATTGCCTCCAATGGTTTTACGGTTGATCTTTCGAAGGCAACTCCAATTTCGATTAATGATCTCCGCCAAGCTTTCCAGATCCAGAAGCTCTATGAGCGTGATGCCCGCGGCGGTACGCGCTATACAGAAATCTTGCGTTCTCACTTTGGCGTAATCTCGCCTGACGCTCGTCTCCAGCGTCCTGAATACCTCGGTGGTTCCTCTGCTCGCGTTTCGATCAATCCTGTCCAGCAGACTTCAGCTACGAATGACACGACTCCGCAAGGTAATTTGGCCGCCTTCGGTGTCGCCTCTGATTCGTTCCATGGCTTCTCGAAGTCTTTTGTCGAGCATGGCTATGTCTTCGGCTTTGTGAATGTTCGTGCTGACATTACCTATCAGCAAGGTCTGAATCGCATGTGGTCTCGTCAAGGTCGTTTTGACTTCTATTGGCCTGTGTTGGCGCATCTTGGCGAACAAGCTGTTCTTAACAAAGAGATCTATGCTCAAGGTACTGATGAAGACGATAAGGTTTTTGGTTATCAAGAGCGTTATGCCGAGTATCGCTACTATCCTGGTCAGATTACTGGCAAGTTCCGGTCGACTGATCCTCAGCCGCTCGATAGCTGGCATTTAGCGCAGAAGTTCAGCTCTTTGCCGACTCTTTCGTCGCAATTCATTCAAGATGATCCTCCTGTTGAACGTGTTGTCGCTGTGACTAGCGAACCGCAATTTCTTTTCGATTCTTATATTCGTTTGAAGTGTGCTCGTCCGATGCCTGTGTATTCAGTGCCTGGCTTGGTTGATCATTTCTAAGGAGTTGTTATGGCTTTAGTTATTTGGCTTGCTGTTGTTGGTACTGTTGTTATTTTTGCTTTAGGACAGTAATCATGGGTTTTGGATTGGCCGATGCGATTGGCGGTGCTTTAAATTTTGGTAGTTCTGCTCTTTCTGCTTACTATAGCTGGAAGCATCAGAAAGAAGCGATGCAGAATAGACACCAGTGGGAAGTTGCTGATATGCGTAAAGCTGGTCTCAATCCCATTTTGAGTGCGACTGGAGGTTCTGGTGCTGCTGGCAATGCACCTGTGATTGCCGCGCCTGATATTGCTGGCGCTATGAAGTCCGGTGCTGAAGCGTCAACTCAGCATTCTGAGAAGAGTTTGAAAGATGCTCTTGAGAAACAGACTTACGTTCAGAATTCTGCACTTCAAGCAGATGCAGGTTTGAAGCGCGCTCAGTCTGTTGCTGCTGATTCTTCCTCGAATTTGATGTGGTCTCAAACGAAAGGCCAGGAGATTGCTAATAAGATTCAAGAAGAGAATTTGAAGCAAGCGAGATTTATGACTCAGAATTCTGCTATTGCCGCTGAGAAGCAAAAGATGGTTTTTGATTACATGCGTGATCATTCTTCTGCTTGGAAGTTTGGTCAGTGGATGGGTCTTGTTAATCCGTTTAACAATACTTCGTCTGCGGCTACTTCTGCTGTAGGTGCCGCTCGTCTTGCAAAATGATAGATGCGATTCTTAAGTTCGTTAATGTTTTGCTGAACTCTGGTTCAGCTATTTGGGAGGCCTTTAAGGCCGTTAAGAAACTTTTTAAAAAGTGAGGTTTATATGTCTCGTCGTCGTCACAAGCTTTCTCGTAAGGCATCTAAGCGTATTTTCCGTAAAGGTGCATCACGCACGAAGACTTTGAATACTCGTGCTACGCCCATGCGCGGCGGTTTCCGCATTTAATTGTTAACCCTCATTACCTGCCGCGGTCGTCATAGTTATCATTTTGAACATCTCAATTTCATTTGGAACTGCTATGGCTACTGCGGCTTTTCGTTTGACTCTCAAAGATTTTGGCGTCTGCTGGCTTGTTCCTGGTGAGTCGACGTATGTTGGTCGTCGCAAGTTGGTGACCTGGACGCTTTATCGCGATCGCCCTTGGGTTGCTTTAGTGTCATTTCAGGTTCGTTCTCGTTCTTCTCGTGAGATGATTCTTCGCGAGCTTCATATTGCGTGTCTTGAAAAATGCCTTGTTTTCACCCGATAACAGCGTATCGTCTTGCTGGTCAAAAGACTAAAGATGGACAACGTAATGCGATAACGTTTGATCCGTCTAAAGCTATTCCGTTTTCGGAGTTTAAGATTCCTTGCGGCCAGTGTATTGGTTGCAGGCTTTCTAAATCTCGTGAATGGGCCGCTCGATGCGTAGTCGAAGCTAAGTCACATAAGAACAACATGTTTCTTACGCTGACTTATGACGATGCTCATTTGCCTGAAGATGGCTCTCTTCACTATGAGCACTTCCAGTTGTTCATGAAGCGCATGCGTAAATACTTCATGAGCCGTTTTGGTCAACAGCTTCGCTTTTTCATGTGTGGCGAGTATGGCGATAAGCTTGGCCGTCCTCACTATCACGCCATAATTTTTGGCGTGACGTTTGTAGATAAACAGCTCTGGTCGATTCGTCGAGGCAATAATTTATATCGTAGTCGTACGCTTGAGAAACTTTGGCCATACGGTTTTAGTTCAATTGGCGCAGTCAATTTTGAGACTGCGGCTTACGTTGCTCGTTATGTTACGAAGAAAATTACAGGCCCTTTAAAGCTTGAGCACTATGACGGTAAAGTTGCTGAGTTTTGTCATTGCTCTTTAAAGCCTGGTATTGGTCATGATTTCTGTGAAAAGTACATGACTGACATTTATACTAATGACCGTCTTATTCTTAGTGAGAAGATTATGATGTCTCCCCCAACTTATTTCGATAAGCTGTTGGAGCGCTCAGATATTGATCGCTATCAAGAGATTAAGCGTCTTCGCGAAAAGCGAGGACGCGATTTTGAAGATACTGGCGAAGCTTCGCCGCAACGTCTCTCAGTTCGTGAACGCGTCCAAGAACTGAAAGCTGCCAAACTCAGGCGCGTTATGGAAGAGAATCAATCATGATCCTTAAGGTTTTTTCTGTTTTCGATTCGAAACTTCAGGTTTTTAATACGCCGTTCTTCAGTCGTTCTGCAGCTGATGCATCTCGGTCTTTTTCTGATCTTGTTCGTGATAGTCGTACTACCGTTGGTCAGCATCCTGATGATTTCTTTCTTTATGAGATCGGTCAGTACTCTGATGAGACTGGAGAGCTTGTAGCCTCTGCTCCGACACAGATTGCCGCCGCGACTGCTTTTGTTTCTACGATTGAGGACCTCAAAGCGGCCGCGCCTGCTAAGGCCGAAGTCTAAGTACAGACGCGGCCGCAACACGGAGATTCTTCTAATTAGTCCTTGCGCAGTGCGAGGACTTTTTTATATGGAGTTTATATGAAGTTCAAAATTAATCACACAAACGCTACTGCCGAAGGCATTGTCTTTACTGAACCGTCGATGACGCAGCAACATTTCAAAGATGAAACTATGATCGACAATATTCTTCAGAAGTATGCTGAGACAGGCTTTTTGACTGATCCTTTTTCTCCTAAGCGTCCGATTCAATTCGGTGACTTTTCTGACGTCACAGATTTTCAGACTGCTCAGAATGCTGTTGCTAGAACAACTGAGTATTTTGAAAGTTTGCCGTCGCATATTCGATCTCAGTTCAATAACTCTCCGTCTGATTTTCTTAAAGCGCTCGATGATCCGCAGCAGAGAAGTAAGCTTGAAGAGCTTGGCTTTGTTGCTCCTGAAGAAGTTAAGTCTCCTGAGCCTTCTAAAGAACCTCAGTCTGCTTCGGCGACCGAGGTTAAACCGTCTGTTTCTGACAACGACGGGTAATTACTAATAACTCATATAAGGGATGGTTTCCATCCCTTCAAGACCCCTTTGATCGCCAGCTTGCGGCGATCTTTTTTTTCAGATATCTCAACGATTTGCGCACGGGTACACACCGGAAACAGTTACGTACTTGATGTAACTGTTTCCGGTGACACCCCGATGCTTGCACGGGTACCGTACGAGACTCTCGTATGTTTGATTTTCACTGGACATGTGGTATATGCTTTGCCCTACGGTGATAAAGCTTTTTAAGTCTTGGTTTTAGAGCCGTAAGGCGATTGGTTCGATGAGAGGGCTTTCTGAACTGGTCGCCTTTTTTGTTATCTATAGCTATTGGATAAGTACATGTCTTCTGTTAATCGCGCTACACAGCATCTTTTCTCGCAGGTTCCTTCGACTCAGATTCCCCGATCGGTCTTTGACCGTTCTCATGGTTATAAGACAACTTTTAATTCTGGTTATCTTGTACCTTTTTATGTTGATGAAGTACTTCCTGGCGATAGTTTTAAGCTGACAGCTACTTTGTTTGCTCGTTTGGCTACGCCGATTGTCCCTTTCATGGACAATCTTTATTTGGAGACTTTCTTCTTCTTTGTTCCCAATCGGCTTTTTTGGGACAAATGGCCGAGGTTTAATGGTGAGCAGAAGAATACTTCTGACTCTATAGATTTTTTGATTCCTA